CTGGGGCCAAAACCCTGTTGTCACTGCTAAGCTCCAACTTAACGGCCAAGATCGCTTCTCTGAACGTGAAGGATCTTACTTCTCTTGGGTTCAACCTTACCAAGCCCACACTCGCTCACCTGATGAAGGTATTAACGTGTACTCCTTTGCTCTCCGCCCTGAGGAACACCAACCTTCTGGCACATGCAATTTCTCCAGAATTGATAACGCCACACTCCAACTTGTTCTTTCCAACGCCACCGTTGAGGGAACCAAGACTGCCAAGGTCCGTGTCTATGCTACTAACTACAATGTTCTCCGCATCATGAGTGGCATGGGTGGCTTAGCTTATTCCAATTAAACGAATTGGTAATTTTTAAAAAATTAAAATTAAAAATTAAAAAAATTGAAACGATTTAATATTTAGATGTTAAAACTAAATATTAAAATAATACAGTCAGAAGATAATACAATCAGAAGAAGATAAAATGATAATGGAAGTAACCCCAGAATTTGTAGATATATATGTTAAATTCGTATATACCTCACTATCTAAAATGTACTCCGTTGATGTAAATTTACCCATACAAACAATTATTGAAGAAATTACAAATAATGAATCACAACCGTTTAAATTAGAACTAGTGAAAGTATCAGATACGGCGCCTGGTGTAAGAGCAGAAGATTCGCCAAATGTATTGGAACCTTATTTTGAAGAAACGTTGAAGCAGCGTTTTCCAAATAATTATCATAGTTTAGCATTTTATATAAGAGTAAAACAATAAAATGTGAAGAAAAAATAAATAAAATAGATACAAATTATATACAATGAATTTGAGTGATATACGAATTGAAAAGATCTTTATAATATTATGTTTATTTTGCGCGATAATATTAACCATATGGTGCCCTTGTAAAGTGTTATTATCATGTCATAGATTTTATTTTTATACGCTTTTATTGCTTCCATTATTACTTGTTTTTTTTAAACAACCCTAGTCTCAACACTAGTCGCAAGAATAACATTATAATTGCTTCCATCCCAAGCAACATTATTACAATTAAACAATTTATTCATATTAATTATCTCAGGCTTGTCTGTTTCAGAAGTGAATAATTTGAGAATTTGCGTATCATCTCTAAAGCGAATGGTGTAATTTTGTTGAACATTATTTCTACCAATACGACCCATGGCTTGAATGATTTTTTCTTGGGTAAGATCCAAATCTTTACTAAGAAACCCATGACAAAACTGATAATTTGTCCCATAAATATAATCACTTGAAGCAATAATCATATATAATTTTTGCTCATCCGCCATTTTCTTCATAATTTCTGTGTATTGTATATTTTCATGATTTATAAATACACCGATTCCCATCATTAGTAATACCTTCCACGTATCTTCAATGCCATTTAGCAACATAATCTCATTTACAACTTGCTCTTCAATATTACTAGTAAACGCACCTGCACAATTCACTTCATCCGCCCATTTTTGTAAATGGTGAAGTTTATTTGGTACAAACGTATCATTTAATGTAGCGCGTTTTATCATGGCTCGTATAGTATTAACCTCATTTGTTAATTTTGAGATTTCATTTTTACTTCCGCCTCCATCCGCATCAGGAGTCTCTCTATTTATTTTATTCGAATCTTTACTGGATTTATTTCTACCTTGAACATTTATACTACCATGACCACCAGATACATTATTTTTGGCACTATTTTCCACCTTTTCTTTAATCGTTTCCAAATTTTCTTCAATTTCTCGTATTTTTTCATTCAAAATATTATTATATTCAATCTTTTTCATAATGTCATCCATCACAATTCCAGGAATATTCGCCTGTTGAATACAAAATTTTGCGATTTTTTCAATATCATTTGATATAAATATCGTCGGACCATCGGTTAATGTGTACGAGTCTTTTGTAGTAACATACACACCTGATGTGCCGATCTGCGGTACATTATTATTATTCGTTGTATGCGTATGTGTATGCGTATGCGTTATTTGTTCACTTGCCAGTCGGATTAAAGGCGCGCCTGATAATACGTTATTATTATTAACTGGTAAAGGAACCCCAGGTCCGACACTTTTCGACTTTCTAATCTTATTCCCTTTCGTATCAATCATTTCATTCGACAGAATTCTCGGCTGTCTAAAAACTTTGAATGTGTTGTATATAGACGTCCATACTTGCGAACCATTCGAAATGTTCTGAAGCAATTTAATATAATAAATTTTAATATTTCTCATATTTATATCATCCAAATTATCAAAATATCTCTCTACATTCATTCTACTATTTGACAAATTATTTTTATTAATATAAGTAATAAATTCGACCACTTCTTTTAAATCGAAATACCTAGACAGAGTCAAATAATTCTCGCAATGATTCGCAATTTTAACAGTTTCTTCGTATGATTCATTTAAATAGTGAGGTAATACTACAAACCCATCCTTATTTATAATGGGTATCGATTTTTTACAATCGTGACTTACTATATTATATACCTCTGTCCCAGGGAATTTATTTTGAAAATCTGGGATAGTTTCAGTAAGCTCCTGAAGCTTTGGCAAAGTCGCGGATGATAGCACCATATTTGGTATCAGATTGTCCTTCCAATTTTGTTTAATTATTTTATGAAATTCGTGCTCTTCATAGTCAAAGGTGATGGTAGGTTCGTCCCAATAAACAATCATATCTTCTTCCGAATTAAAGGATTTCATATAATACATGGCCGGTAAATATGATTTAATGTCACAGATCATAATTTCTACTTGATCACCCACGCTATTATCCACTTTTCCAATGCCACCGCTGCGTTTATTCTTGGTAAATTCTTTGGCTGAGAAGTAATGCAGTCTGATGTCAGCCGCGCTAGCGCAACCAAACGCGAATGCGACCTTTTTCTCTACAGAAATGGCCGCTCTAGCTAATGCTAACCCCACATGCCTCGCTGCGCACACGAAGATGATCTTATATTTTTCAGATAACGCGATAGGAGTTAGCGTTTTACCTGTACCAGTAGGCGCCATATATAAAACCAATTTAGGGTTTAGGTTTTTACAATCTGTGAAAATTTTCTTCTGATGCTCATACAAAGTTAAATCGCCATATTTTAACAATTTTTCATTTTTTTCGATAAACTCAACGGCATTTTCAATAATGATAGACATATCAATATCATCATTTAATATTTCTAGAATTTTATTACATAACGATATTACATGTCTATTTATTTTGGGTATATTATTTCTGAGTAATTTATATAAAGTGTAATAGTGAAACATAAATTGTTTTTTATTTTCTTTTATTTTATTTGTCAAAATTTGTTCCGCGTGCTCCAATAATATAAACTCGTATAAATCATTTTTTTTAATGGTTTTTTCATCATTTTTATCTAATCGAATTTTATCTGCGCCACTTATGGTGACTTTCCCATCGATCTTCAATTTTTTATAATCCTTAAAAATAACCTCTAGAGGTTTTTCGATTTTATCACACACTTCGCGAAAATATTTATTGTATAGATAATCCTCCATTTTTTCACTATATTCTATCTTTAAAAACGTAAAGATAGAATTATTTTTATTAATTTTTATATTGACATTATGATATCCAGCGACTATCATTTTCAATACATCTAATTCCGGTTTGGAAACAGGAATCTCAATAGACTCCCATTCGGATTTATTTAGTTTTCTTTGCTTTAGATCCATTTTTGATATACGTAAGGTTAATTATATTGTAAACTTTAAGTATATATTTATAATCAATTTTATTTAAAATTGAAATAAAATAATTTAAATAAATGAAATATATTATTTATAAATAGGCATCATGTGTTCAAACAAGATTATTTCAATTGAGGGTAATATTGGGTCCGGTAAATCGACTCTGCTCGCTAATTTACGTGAGCATTTTAAGGACAATATTAACATTCTGTTTTTAAAAGAACCAGTTGACGAATGGGAGACAATTAGAGACGCGAATAATGTAACCATGTTAGAAAAATTCTATGCGGACCAAGAAAAATATTCCTTTCCTTTTCAAATGATGGCGTATATATCAAGATTAGCCATTTTAAAAGAAGCTATTAAAATTAATCCTGGGGCGATTATCATTACAGAGCGTAGTTTATATACAGATAAAATGGTGTTTGCGAAAATGTTATTTGACTCTGGCAAGATTGAACTAGTCAACTACAAAATTTACTTAAAATGGTTTGATACATTTGCGTGTGATTTTCCTATTAATAAATTTATTTATGTGAATGCTTTACCGGAAGTATGTCATGGACGCATTATGAAACGCTCAAGATCCGGTGAAAGCAATATACCATTAGAATATTTAAGTTCTTGTCACGATTATCATACGCATATGTTAGAAATAAACGAACCCCATAGCATTTGTAATCAAAAGTTAGTTTTAGACGGAAATGTTGATATTTATACAAATAAAAATCAATTAGATGATTGGATTGATCAAATTACGGAATTTATAAACAAATAATTATAATAATCAAACAATTAAACTAGCACTTTTTATAAAATTATAAAATCAAATCAATTACCACTGGGAAGTGATCAGAATTATATGTTCCGCAAAATTCTGAATAGCCATGATAAATATACGTATCTGCTATATTTTTTCTTATCGCGTCAGTAACAAGCACATGATCAATCATCGAGTAATCTTTATTTGACGCGGTATTACAATTATTGTCAGAATCCCACCAATCACTATAACGCTCATTTTGAGGAATCGTTTCAGCGATACTATACAAGGTATATTTACCAGCGTAATCTCCAAAAGACCCTTTTAAAATATCTAACACGCGTGATGTAGGCTTATTACTATTCATATCCAACACTTCCGCGTCAAAATCATTAAAATCGCCCAACATAATTACTTCATATTCTCGGCTTATATAATCCGCAATTACGGTTTGTAAAACGGACGCTTGCCCTTCTCTTTGAGCACATCGCGACGAATCTGTCGGAATGGCGATTAAATGTGCCGCTATAAATGCTACATTCATTCCATTAAATATAAATTCCGTAATATAATGTTTACTGACTCCAGTCGAACTAACCGGACCGGTATATCCGCACTTGGAACCAGCAATAGGATAATTATATTTTAGTTCCGTTCTGTAAAGGCTTTTTAAAGGATCCACTCGCGTCAACATGCCGACATTTTGCCCAGTACTAGTATCGGTGCCTTTTTTTAAGTAAGAATTATACGTGTTATCGTTCAAATCGCATTTTAATATATTCAGCTCATCACATCCTTCTATTTCACAAAAATTAATAATATCTGGGTTTAGTTCCTTCACAACTTTGGTAACATAATTCAAATGTGTTTCAGCAGCGGTGGAGTTTTTCCATGTACAACCGTCACCAGGGCAATTCATGTTACTATAATAATCAATGAATAACCATTCTACATTATATTGTACTAGACGTAATTTTGTTTTATCTTGTCGCCTATCTCCTACACTAGTAACTGTAGGGCATTCTGTATCGCCAAAAACCAAATTCGCAAAAAGTGAAAGGAATAAAATTATTTTCAGCATTCTTTATATTAATCAACAAGAATATATTTAAATATTTTTTAATTATAGTTTATGTGTAGTTTATTTGTAGTTTATGTGTAGTTTATTTGTAGTTTATTTATATAAAATATAGTTTATATAAACTTATAGAATACAAAAAAATTGAAAATAATATATTATTTATATAATAATATATATTAATACATATACATATAGGATGTTACCAAAAATTAAATCTGCTAAAAAAGAAGCAACTATAGTTACTATTTATCCAGAAATCGATTTTAAACTACAGTTTGATGGTTGTAGCAAAGGAAATCCTGGACTAGCTGGATCTGGCGCAGTTATTTATCATAATGGCGATGAAATATGGTGTAAATCGCGAATGGTAGGGGAAAACGCAACAAATAATTATGCGGAATATATGGGCCTCATTATTGGTCTAGAAAAAGCGGTTGATATGAAAATAAAAAAACTGTTAGTTGAAGGAGATAGTATGCTCGTAATTAAACAAATGAAGGGTGAATATAAAGTAAACTCCAGTAATTTAATTGAATTGTATAAAGAAGCAAAAAATTGGGAGAAACATTTTGATGTAATTTATTATAACCATATTTATAGAAATCATAATAAAAGAGCAGACGAATTGTCGAATCTTGCTTTACAAAATTGAACAATTATAAATAGGATGGTTCATTTCATTTCAGGTATTTTCATACTTAATAATAATTGGACAGGATCATATTGTAATAATTTTATTTTGTCTGCGGTTGTTGGACAATCTATTCCGCGACAATCTTTAATTTCGCCTTCATATTCTATCTTTAAATTATCACGTAAATCAGGTAATTCGTTGAATATTTTTTTATAGAATTGTAATATCATTTCATATTTATCTGCTTGTTTCTTAGGAATGATAAACTCTTTATCATCATTATATTTTTTATCTTCTAACAATTCTAATAAAATAAGTAACGACCATGTTTGACAAAATACATCCCCTTCATTCACTTGTGCCGGACTAGATAATTTAACAAATTCTACCTTATATAAATGTTTCTCGAAAAATGGTCTAATTACCTCGATTGATATTTCTGGATGATAAATTCCGGTGCCATTTTTATTGAATGCCGGATCAATAATATACACTATTTTATTATCATTATCCACAATATAAGATTGAAAATGCGTTTCATTATCAAATATATCTCGTTGAATGTTTGTAGCTGTAAAAACTACTGTATCTTTTAATGTTATAATAGAACTCAAGTATTTTTCTATTTCATGCTTTTTGTCTTGTTGAGTTTTCCCTCTTTTTATAAATGCGTCAAATGTGCGAATTTGTTTTTTAAATTTGTTTTTTAATTTTGGATGATAATGTAAAATAACATATCTTCTAATTCCTTCATCTCCTAATACAATTTTTAATGAGTGTAATACCCAACTAATGGCGGTTGTTCTTATTTTAGCTGACATTATTTATAAACTGTTATATATGTTTATTATTTATTATTTATTAATTATTATATATTATATATTATATGATTTTATGATATATAATTATATGCTACCACATAATTTCATTTTTATTTTCTAATCGGCTCGTAATGACCTCCGCTCCATTCTAAATAAATCGTATTCTCAACAATTCCAGAAATAGGAAGAAATTCAATCTCTTTTTTTTCGCATGAAGAAACCGTTCTAATATCCTTTACCATTATACATAGTTTCCATATATTACAAGCGGCTTGTATTTCGATCGCACCTCCCCAAGTAGAGGTATTTCGCATATGTGTAATATAATTTCCATTTTCCATATCCAAAATAAACTTCGTATCTAACCCATCCATAATTTGTCCATTATTTTCTAAATAATCGCATATCTTCTGTCTAATATGATAACTGTCTTCATTTATGAAATATTGTAAACTATTAAATAAACAACTCATCTTCTTAAAGTAATATAAATTAATATTTTATTTTCTATAATTTACGTTATTTTTAACATTTACATTAATACTCTAACAAATGTATATTCATTTTTTTGGTTGGTTTATATTTCAAAATATCTAGTTCCTTTTTTGTAGTAGGAAATTCATGTATTCCGTATATATCTTGTAACATTAACCATTCAAATATACCACCGGAATAAATATATACATTGTGAAAACCGAGTGAACTTAATTGATCATATTTTTTATATATTTTATCATCATTACAGTTTTTACCATAGATTATTATTTTCACATTTTTATTCCCATTTTTTAACAATTTATTCATCAAATCTTCTTCGTGATGTATATTTATCGTATTTGGTAATAAACAATCTTGCTCCTTTTCATTTAATGTATTTATTAAAATATGGGATTCCGAATTTTTTAAAACATATTGAATATCTTCGAAATTTATTTTATTAATAGATTGATTATTTCCCATTACTTTATTTGTTATAATATTTTTAAATAATAAACCTTAAAAATATTATACATTCAAAATAAAAATAGTTTGCTCGTCCAATTAATGAAACTGAACCACAATTTCGACCTCTTCTTTCTTGATACTTTTTGTGGCTGAAATAGATAATTCCTCACGCTTCTTTCTGGTCTTACTATTGTCAGTAATAATCTCCTTTCTTTTCGAAGTGCTATTTCGACTATTCATATCCTTCTCAATCGTTTCATAATTTTCTTCGATATATTCGATCACTTTGTTTTCAATAGCCCATTTGAAAAAATTTAATTGCCCAATCGTCGTTTCAATACTTGTACCAGTCTTGTATGGAATACTTATTCTATCCCATCTACAAAAAGGGTCAAACCTTTTCTTGCTGTAAGCCTTTAGTTTTAATTTATAATCAAAGTAGACCTTGAAACGACGAGTCTCACTTTTATCTTCAATGATGAACAATGTATAATATTTTTTCGCGTAATTCGTAGCAAACCAGTCGACAATTCTAAGAGAAATTTTGGATTCACCTGTAATAATTTTCAACATTCGACTGAGATTTGTTTCGTCTCTATAAAAGTCCATTAAATTATTTAATAATAAATCATTTTGTGTTGTGTAAGTTGCGGAACTATTCATTATTTAAGTTTTTAAATATTTTTTTAAGTTGTTATATTGAAATATATTTTATACAAAGAATTAAAATATTTGAATTATATTATGTAATATTTAAATTATTTTATAAAAAGAATTAAAATATATGGATATGTTATAAATAAATGCCTGGATTTATGGATAACTATTTTGGTTCATTGAATAAGGATGCTTGTATGTATTTTTACATTTTATCAATTATATTTGCCTTCGTTTTCTTGATGGCAATTGTATCCGTAGTTACATTTGGAATTAAAAATTATAAGAAGTTAGATTTTATGTTTTTAATGAATGCCACCTTTTTATTATTTAATACATTTTTAGCATACTTTGTCAATCGTTTGTTACATACCATGTGCGTAAATAGCGTACATTAATTTGACTGATTAAGAAGATGAATCAGTAGTTTTAACTCGATCAAATGTGGTATTTACTGGTTTTAAAAACTGATCTCTTATAGAAATATCCTCTACATAATTGGTTTCGTTTAGAAATGGATTAAATCCTATTTGCTGAACTAGATCTCTATCGGCAATTTTTAGATCCAAATCTTCTCTCTTACTAGACATTTTAAATCCATTATTGGCAATACTTTGATTTAAAATATCCCAGGTGTTTTCGTCATGATTTAGCGAAGAGGTATATGCCAAATTCTCTATTTCTTTACTAAATTTACCTGATTCGATATTATTTTTAACATCTTTGATGTCTGGCGTGTCATCCCTAAATTGTCTTCTAGATCTTTCATAAGGTTCACCCTTTGTCCACTTCCACTCCATAATACAGTATTCTATAATAAAAGTGACACTATACCGTATTAAATAAATTCAACTACAAATAATAGGTTGAATTTATTTGAATCATTTTATTTGAATCATTTTATATATTTAGTAAAAATAATAGTTTTACTATCTTGTATTATTTAAATGACAATTATTAATGGTATCGAAATAGATGACATTCACTATAAATTAAATGAAATTAAATATTCCATTAAAAATAACGAACCCATTGAAGAAAAGTTAAATGTTATTATCGTTATATCAAATCCATGCTTATATGCTAAAAGATATATTTTGCTTAAGGAATTTGTTAAGAGAATCGAAGAAGAAGAGGAACATGTTAATTTGTTTATTGTTGAAATGATTTATAGTGGTCAAAAATTTATTATTACAGATAAAAAAAATAAAAACCATTTACAATTAAAAACAGATACGCCTATATGGCACAAAGAAAATATGGTAAATTTAGGCGTTACATATTTACTACCAAAAAACTATAAGGCATTCGCATGGATTGATGCTGACATAGAATTCGACTCCAATTCGTGGGCGCTAGATACCTTAAAAGTATTAAACGGATGCAAAGATATTGTCCAAATATTTAGTCATTGTGTCGACATGGATAAAGATGAGACAAATTTACATATATTCAACAGTTTTGGATATAGTTTTTCCAAAAATAAAAAATATACGATAAAGGGTTTAGATTATTGGCATCCAGGGTTCGCGTGGGCTATCACTCGAAAAGCATACGAAAAAATTGGCGGATTATATGATAAAGGTGTAATGGGATCAGGTGACAATATTATCGCACTTTCATTAATTAATAAATGTAAAAATATTACAAATCCAAAATATTCAGATGATTATAATAATAGTTTTTTAGAATATCAACAAAAAGTAAAGGCTCTTCGCTTGGGGTATATTCCTGGAAATATAAGACATCATTATCACGGTAAAAAAGCGAATAGAAAATATGTGGAGCGTAATGAAGTAATAATACAACACCAATATTCGCCATTGATTCATGTCAAATATGATGAAATAGGTGTCCTTGTTCCAACAGAAAACTTCTCTGATGAATTTAAAGAAGATATTCTAAAATATTTCGAAGAGAGAAAGGAGGATGAATAGGCAAAATCATTATTTTTTGTTAATGATCATTTTTTACAATATTCAATTGTTTTGTAAATAAAAATTTATCGTCGGAAGTCCGTCGTCTTTTCAGATTACATTCTAAACAAGCCAAATGATAATTGCCTATATTATGACCATTATCATTATCAATTCTGTCAACAGACCATTGTTTCATTTCTCTCACTAATTCATACAAAAGAGACATTTCATTTGCACAATAACGACATTTCATATCACATTCTATCATTTCTTCTACAATTACTTTTAAATGAATAAAATTATTTTCGTCAAACATGTTTTTATTTACATCTTGTTGTTTATAACCCAATATTTTTTTATTTATTTGTTGAATTATTATTTTGGTGATTTTATCTACAAAAACATAATTATTTGTTTTAATAATATGTAACAAATTCATTTGTTGGTCATGATTATAGTATTCTTGAGAGAAATCCCATTTACTAGTTTCAACTCGTTTTTTTTGCTCTTTATGCTCTCTTATCACCTTTTTTATTAAATATCTATTATTGGTTCCCAAAATATTAATTTTCTTTGATAAAACAGATGATTGTATATCGTCCATATACTAGATTAATATATTAATCCAATATATTAACCTAATAGTTTAACCCAATAGATTAATATATAATATTGTGTAAATGATATAAATGTATATATTAAATATATATTTTACGAAATGGAGTTAAACTCATCTTGCTATATTTAAATATAGATATGGAAGAAATTGTTAAAAGTTCAAGTTCAAATGATGAATGTTTAGAGCTGAAAAATATTAAATATAAGACGATGCTTTTAAACGGAAATCCTCTTCAAGAAACAAAATCATCAAATGATCTATCTAATCTAGAAAAATTTTTAGAAAATGAAAAAAATAATAATATCATTGAACCTTGGTGTAAATTAAATAAAACAATTAAAACCAAAAAGTTGATTGAATTTGTAGAATTATACAAAAAGGAAAAAGAACTCGATGATGAAGAAGGCATTAATTTAATTGCGTATTTGAAAGACTGTCTAGATAAAAAGAAGTTACAACGAGTAAAAGATGTGATATACGATAAAACCACTGGAAACGTAAAAGAAATTCCTGCATTAGTATACACAAAATCAAACAAACATTTCACCTTGAAAAATATTGACAAAAGAGTGTCAACCTTAAAATCTTTAACGCCAAAAAAGGTAAATGGTACGGTAAGACATAAAACAAATCTACTTGATAAGAAAACCAATGACGAGGCAGACTCTTCTTCTGATAATGAAAATTAGATTTACGGTAAATATAGTAAATACAAAATATCAGTTAAAAATATGAGTTAAAATATGAGTTAAAGAGGTAAAAAATAGATATAAAAACGTATCTTCATGTATATATAATGATATATATAAATGAATTAGAAGAATTAGAGGATATATTAGATCAAATTGAATTTGAAGACGAACCATCCATATTTACCGAAGAATGTACATTGGAATTAATAGAAACCGCATTACATTTAATGGAAATATATATGGAAGAAAATCCGACCGCCATATCGGAACCAGATTTTCAAGAAGTATTTTTAGAAGAGATAAAAGATATGTTTTATACCCAATTTGAAGATCATATTTTAGATAACGCAGATATTGAAGATGATATGAATGATTTATTAGAAGATGCTTTTAGTATTTATATAACCACATTTCATATAGAACGTTCTTTTGGAGCGAACTTTATCGCACATGATGTAGATGAAAATTCAAACTCCGAAACGGTAGTAGAGGAATTTGATACATTAACAAATGATATAATCCAAGAAAAAATAGAATATCTCAGAACTATTCCACAACCTACACAAAGAACACCAGAATGGTATAAATTCAGGCATAATTTAATCACCGCTAGTAACGCATATAAAGCATTTGATAGCCAATCCACCATCAACCAACTGATTTACGAAAAATGCCAACCGTTAAAAACTGGGTTGGAAGAAGAAGATAAACCGAAGAGTGTAAATCTAAATACACCGCTTCATTGGGGGCAAAAATATGAACCAATATCTGTACTCATTTACGAGGATATGTACAAAACACAGGTGGAAGATTTTGGATGTATTCAACATAAAAATTACACGTTTTTAGGTGCGTCTCCGGATGGAATCGTCGTTGATCCCCAATCGGATCGTTATGGCCGTATGTTGGAAATTAAAAATGTTGTAAATCGTGAAATAACTGGTATTCCCAAAAAAGAATATTGGGTTCAGACACAGCTTCAAATGGAAGTCTGTGACCTAGATCAATGCGATTTTTTAGAAACAAAATTTACAGAATACCCAGATTCGTCTAGTTTTTTTGCTGATGGGGAAAAGAATAAAACTGGAAAAGGAGAAATAAAAGGATCTATCATGTATTTTAATACGAGCGATTCAATTCCATTTTATTTATATAAGCCTCTATCTATTATTGAGTATAATGATATTTGTGAGTGGGAAGAAGAGATGGTTGATGTATATCAATCTAAGAACATGATTTGGATTAAAAATATTTATTGGAAATTAGAGAAATTAAGTTGCGTGCTTATTTTAAGAAATAAAGATTGGTTTAAAAATAATATTTTTCAATTGGAAAGGGTGTGGAAAATTATAGAATCGGAACGTATCACTGGATACGAACATAGAGCACCAAATAGAAAACCTAAAAAGGAATCCTCGTTTAACAAATTTATACCTACGGAATCACAAGGTTGCTTGTTACATATTATCAAAAAAAATAATAATAATGATAATAATGATAATAATGATAATAATAATGATAATAATGATAATAATATTGATTAATATAATATATTCTGCATATTCGTCCTAAAAGGTAACAAATTTTGATCAGTGCTAAAATAACCAACTCGTGTTCCGCATTCTGGATTTACTGGAGGTAAAGGTGTTATATAATTGGTATGTAATTGCTTGTCTTTATATAAAGCACCACAAAACCCTGCAGGCATACAGGTACCATTATCAGGGTTTTTCGGATATCTTATATTATTTGTAAGTTGGTCATATGATCCAACTGGAAAAATTGGATAATCACGCCATATATCTGCGGCTGTATTATCTGTTACCCCATTTTTACCGGTTATAGGATATGTATCTTGAACTAAAACGTCTGTTTCAGACGAAGGGACCGCGCCACTAGCTTCCTCTAAAGTATAATTTGAATATCCTTCCATACTATTTGTTTTTTTTGACATGTTAAAAAAAAGTGGTAAAGTAACTACCACTAAAAATATAATTGACATTATTAGTATACGGTTCATATATATATTTTATATATTTTATATATTTTATATATTTTATATATTTTATAAAATATATTTATCATTTTCATTTTTCATTTTTTTATACAACTAAGATTATAGTATTTAATTATTTCTACGCCAACTTCAAGTTTCCATTCGAGTCACATGATAATATGCTATCGCCAAATTTAATTTTGTTTATATAAAGTGTACCATTATTACTTACATACATAATATTTCTCTCGATATTAGAGTTACTAGAAGAATCCACGTCTACAACCTTTACTCCAAATCCAGCTTTAATATTACCAGTCGCATCTATGCTTTCTATCCCCATTTGGATATTTCCTATTTCTTTTGTTAGATTCGACTTATCGGATATCTCAAATGAAATATCTGCTCCATACATTACTTTTGTTTTCAGTTGTCCTGTATTATAACTGGCATCACGAGATATGATATCTTGTAATTTGCCTGCGTTATTAGACATATCTGTAAATGAATATAGATCACTCTTTCGTTTCATCGTTACCGCACTAGATGTTTGAAAATCTATAAAATTATAATTTTGATCTGTTATATTCTTACTATTTTCATTTATTCTTTCACATACCAAATTTGGATAACGATCATTTTTAATATAAACGTGATGTTGATTCAAATAACTGGACGATGATATAGTTGTAGCATCATTGTAATTATAATTCACATTATAATTAATCATACGTTCATCTGTATTTATCCCCATAAATTTAATGTCTGGATCAATAGAAGCATATTGCGATTGATTTGATGCGTCATAAATAATTAAATCGCCTTTCACCCTAGCATCACCTTCGACATCTACAGTAGGTTTAATAGTATCGCCTACATTAAATTCTAACGAAATAACATGTAATAAAGATGCGTCATCTCTGTAACAAATAAAAAACGAAATATAATCTTTATATAAATCGTCGAAATGAATTAATCCATAATAACCATTTTCTAAATTTAACTTATGATCGCTGTCTTTAACCTTATAAAATTTAGCAAGAGTTCTCATAAATGACATTCTTTTTGTTTTTTCATTATATTGAGCTTTTTCGTTAGCACCCCATAAATCCGGTACTTTTCCTATGTTTTTAATATGTATAGTAGGATATTTTATAGTATCTGCCAAATCTAATGTATCAAAATCTAGTAAATTTACTTTTGAATCGTTGAATATATCAGAATTTATATCAAAATCATCAATAATATATTCTACAACAGACTGAAAAGACGCATCTATTGGATAATAGTATCGCTGAGTATTGATTACATCAGCACCTTTTACGTAATTACGTATATTATTTTTATCAACATTTGTTTTTCTAATGTATATATCCTGTAAATATAAATTATACGCAGTCACCACATTAAAAAAATTCTGCATATTATTGTTTGTATTTATTCTTAAATTGAATTGTTGAATATTTCTACCATTACATAATACATATAATTTATGATTATACTCATTTCTAAAAAAACAATATCTTGTACGTTTTACACCAAATGTCCAATCATATTGAATTAATAGAGCAGTATTATCAAAAATACGATTATTATCCAATATAGTCGACCATAATTGTATAGCCGTTTTTATTAAATTTATATTATCAGGATCGTCAATTTCTCCAAATTTTTTACCGACCCATTGAGGATACAACCATTGATAAATATATTTGACATCTTTACCTTTTAAGGTCGATTCATCTATTTCTAGTATAGAAAAATAATTACCAGGTGTTTGTGAATAATCACTAAAAACACCGGTTATATCATCTCTAATAACACTTGCGTTAATAACTCGATCAAAATTAAAACCAGTTTTAAAATATTGTACCGTTTCATTTATATAATTTAAACTTGTTCCAACACTTTCTACCAATTTAAGTATATAAGTTATACTGCTATCTTTTATATCCAATGTTGAATCAGGAGTATCCTTTCCAATAGCAACCTTATATAAGTTGGCAATACTTTTATTCACTGTATCTACTTTAAAAATGGGATTGTTATTTTTATCAGAAACCAAAAGATCCCCAGAAAACGTTGAGTCTCCTTTTGAAATAATACTTTGGTCTATATATTCATTTAAATTAATTCCTGTTCCTAAAAAATAATGAACACCAGATACGTCAATTATATTTACAAATGATATTTTTTTTCCATATATCCAATCATATTTTACAACCATATTTTGACCTATTTTATTAATGTTATATTGTGTATTATAATATGTGATTATTACATCCTCTACTACACTAAGAGGTATATCTTTATTATCCACGTATATATTCCTCGAGTTACATATATTCCAATATGGATGTAATTCACTAAAGAGATCCATATAATCAAAAGTATTTATATTATATTCCGCAGCGGTTTGTGGGGCTTTATACATAGAAAAATATGTTCCATTTAATCCAAAACGATCGCGAAATTCGCTATCGTTTATATATTTTGAAAAACTGTTTACGCTATTTCCTTTAAATAATTGAGATTGGATAGCAGGGTTTGATACTACTAAGGAACCAAAATTCAATACACGATTTAACGCACTAAATTTATTAATAATATTTGTAAAATTTACTCTATATGATTTATCATTCATTAAATCTTCAACATCATTAAATGTCATTACAAAATACATAACATCTCCTTTTATAATAGCTCGCAACGAAGTTAAGTAATTAAATTTTGTATCGTTTAACAATTCAACAAACGAGAATATAAAATTTGGATTATTGCCTCTTTCAAGAGACATTCTATTCACTTCATTGACAATTTGCTTTATTTTATTAAATGACTCAGTTGTAAACTGTTTTGAACTAAACCCACCATTTACATCTGATAAATTATATAAAAATGTTATATCGCTAGGAACAATCACATTTTGAATAGGAGATTTAAAAACAACACAATCATTTCTATAATCCTTTAAAGCACCGTTTACATTATTATCAAATATAAGTGATAACCCATATTTATCAATACTAGACATCTTATTAATTTCACTAACTATTTCATAACTATTTAATAAAATAAGGGCTAAATTATCAACAATATCAACTATTTTTTTCATGGAAAGATTATCAATATCCAATAATGCGTTCACTTCAAATGGATCCTGATTTATTCCTACTTTATCATGAAAACATGATATTTTATTCACATTGTCTGTTTCTATAAGTGAGTCACCAGTATATGTTTTCACATTTAAAGAACCTGCTATTACAGTATCACCAGTAACTTGTAAAGATGGTTTAAAAAAACTATTTATAGATAATTGTTTTTGTATAAAATACGTTTTACCACCAATAATCATAATCTTCACAATAGAAGTATAATGAATACTTTCTATTTGATAGGTTGTTATGGCGATTTGCCCATCATACAATTCAGGGTAATTATAAAATATATCATTTATGATATTCAACATGATTTGGGGCATATTTTCATTAGATCCAGGAATAAAACATTGTGAAATATATTGCCCATTCCATAAGGCAGGATATAGTTTTGAATTTATACATTTTAAAGAGTTAAATGTCGTAGGATTACCGAATTCCCAAATATCTTCATTTGAACTTAGATCAAAATTGCCATTCAAAGTAGCAATTGTGTCTTGTATCGTATTTATCAAATTCATATATTCTTTTGAAAATAAAGCAGTATTATCGGTATTTGGTAAATATTTTTTTAAATCTATGGTTACGGACATTCTTACCCATCTATTTTCATTTAAGGGATCACGTCTAAATAAATTGTTATGTAATTTTAAATATTTGCCTGGATTAAAAAGATATATTTGATTATATACATTTACAGTAGGATACGTTTGTATCCATTTCTTTAATAATGCTGGATTAGTAATAAAATCATAATTGCGAATATTGGTACCTGTATTTATAAATCCAGGAACATTATCTGGTATATCGTTGTCTAATATATTTGAATGAAGTACTTGATAAGGGAACAATGAACCATAATAAAATACATGTTTCGCGGTTTTTTGTTCATCCGTGGTTAATGGTATATTTGTAATTACTTGTGATATAGTCTTATCACCTATATATTTTTTATCTAATAATGGTGTTAAAATTGTTGCAACTGGTCCTAATACAGAATTAGGATCGTTTGTGTTTTCCAAATCAATTTCAGCCTTATGCTTAATAAGTAGATTATGTAGATAATTTACTCTGTATATAGCCATTTTAAATTCATCTAAACTAGCAACTACACGATCTATCGCAATATTCGAATTAGACAATTGTAAAATATTATTATCCTGTTTAACTGTTACTAAATGACTGTTTATATTATTAATAGCCTGCTTAATGTTTGAAATAGATATAGCATGATTGTTTTTAACATGTGAAATCTCTTTAATGTAATTTTTAATATTTCCACTTTCATTAAATTGTGATAAATCACCACGTGTAGAGGTTTTTTGTCTATAAGGCATTATACAATTATATAATACAATTATATAATACAATTATTTATATAATTATTTTATCTAATAATTTGATACAATAATTATATAATACATTTAATGAGTTTGGAGCGAGATGAAGCCTCCGGCGACTGAATTCCTCTGCGAAGCGATAGCGATAGCTGAAGGAGTTATATTACGCCGATAGATTTACGTTCTGTTCGCCCCATTTTAAGACTCCATTAACTACTTTTAATATTTTCCCACCTAACATAATTTGGTTTATATGAAGTACACCATCATTACTTACATACATTATATTTCGTTCAACACTTGATGTACCAGAAGGATTCACATCTAAAACCTTTACTCCAAATCCTGCTTTTATATTATTTAAACGATCTAGGGATTCAATTCCCATTTGAATGTTTCCTATTTCCTTTGTTACGTTAGTCGAATCAGATATCTCAAATGAAATATCTGCTCCATAGATCGCCTTCGTGTCCAAAGACCCTGTTTTATATAATGTTTCTTGGTTATTTATTCTTCTTTGTAATTCAACTGCGTTATCATACATATTCGTAAAAGTATATAATTCACTCTTTCTTTTCACCGTTGCGGCACTAAACGTTTTAGAATTTGAATAATTAGATGTGGTTAAATCATTCACATTTTCCTGTACTCTTTCACATACTAAATTGGGATAGCGATCATTTTTTATATAAACATGATGATTAGTCAAATATTGCGCGTTTTGTATAGTCGTAGAATTATCATATTTATAATTAACAAGACGTTCATCTGTATTTATTCCTACAAATTTAATCTCAGGATCAACTGATACATATTGTTGTTTTGTTTTTTTGTTATACACAATAAAATCTCCTTTAATTCGAGCATCACCTTCCACATCTAAAGTAGGTTTAATATAATCATTTATACCAAATTCCATTGATATTATTTTTAACACTGCAGAAGCATCGGTATAACAATAAAACACTGAAAAATAATCATTGTACAAATCTTCAAAATGAAGTACTCCATAATAACCATTATATAAATTGAGTGAACCATCTGTAGTAGATTTATAATTATCATAAAGGCTAATCAAAAATGACAACCTTTTTGATTTTTCATTTATTTGTAAAACATTTGACATATCTGATATCTTGATAGTATTTATGGGAGATAATGTATTTTGTAATAAATTATAATTTAACATACTTATTGATGTATTATAATAATTATAGGAATCGATTGCGTATTCTACAATTGAATCTGGTTGTAATGGATATAGATATGCTTGTGTATTTATGATATCTTTACTTTTTAATAAGTTAATCATATTATTAGCTGAAATATTTGTTTTATTAATAACTATCTGCTGTAAATATAAAGAATACGCAGTTACGCAATTGAAATAATTTTGTATATTGATATTTGTATTGATTCTTAAGTTATAATTTTGCAAATTTACACCATTACCTAATGCGTATAATTTATGATTAATCGAATTTCTAAAAAAATTATATCGTGTACGCTTTACACCAAATGTTCCAACATATTGTTTTATTACAACCGCTCCATCAAATATAAGACTATTGTCTAATATATCGGACCAAACTTGTATAGCAGTATCTATTATTTTTTTGTTATTCGGATCATCAATTTGACCTATTTTTGTATTATTCCATTCAGGATATAACCAATGATATCTATGTATAATATTACGACTATTTAATGTTGTATCATCTATTTCCATAATGGCAAAATAATCATCGTTTGTTTGAGTATAAGTATTTAACACATTATTGGAAAAATCCTTTTGGACATCAGGGTTATTAAAATTATAATTACGCAAGATTGCAAGTAAACTATTTGTCTTATTTATAGTTTTCTCTGCGTTTTTTACCAAAGTAAGTATATCAGTTATACCACTATCTTTTATATCCAATGTAGACTCCGGAGTGTCTTTTCCTATAGCCACTTTATATAAGTTAGCAATATTCTTATTTACCGTATCTACTTTAAAAATGGGATTGTTATTTTTATCTGAAACCATAAAATCTCCGGAAAAAGTAGAATCTCCCTTCGAAATAATACTTTGATCTATATATTCATTTAAGTCAATACCTGATCCTAACAAATAATGTTGTCCAGATATATTTATTATATTTCCAAATGATATTTTATAACCATTTAACCAAGAATATTTTACAACAAAATTTTGCCCTATTTTATTTATGTTATAATAGTTATTATAATATTCCATAATTTTATCTTGTATATTGCGTGAGGTTGTCTCCTTTCCTACTAAAAATAACTCATCTGGGTTTTTTATATTCCAGTATGTGAGAGATTCATTGAATGTAGTTTGACGTTCAAAATTACCAGATTTATATTCCTCCGACGTTTTTGGTATTTTATGCATAAAAAAATATTTCCCTTTTAATCCAAAACGATCGCGAAATTCACTATTATTTATATATTTTGAAAAACTATCTACACTATTTCCGTCGAATAATTGTGTTTGTATACCAGTATTAGATACTACCAAAGCTCCAAAATTCAATAAACGATTTAATGAACTCAATACATTTATTACATTTGTAAAATTTACTTTATACGATTTATCATTCATGAAATCTTCCACATCATTAAATGTCATTACAAAATACATGACATCTCCTTTTATAATAGCTCGTAACGAAGTTAAGTAATTAAATTTGGTATCATTTAATAATTCAACAAACGAGAATATAAAATTTGGATTATTGCCTCTTTCATCAGGCATTCTATTCACTTCATTGACAATTTGTTTTATTTTATTAAATGACTCGGTTGTAAACTGTGTTGAACTGAATGCACCATTTACATCTGGTAAATTATATAAAAAAATTATATCGCTTGGAACAATTACATTTTTGATAGGAGATTTAAAAACAACACAATCATTTCTATAATCTTTTAAGGCGCCGTTCAAGGATATATTAAAAATGTTTGATAATGATGCGCCAGTTATAGAAGACATCTTATTAATTTCGCTAATTATTTCATAACTATTTAATGAAATAAAGGCTAAATTATCAACAATATCAACTATTTTTTTCACGGAAAGATTATCAATATCCAATAAAGCGTTCACTTCAAAAGGATCCTGGTTTATTCCTACTTTATCATGAAAGCATGTTATTTTATTCACATTGTCTGTTTCTATAAGTGACTCACCAGTATATGTTTCCACATTTAAAGAACCGGCTATTACAGTATCACCTGTAACTTGTAATGATGGACTAAAAAAACTGTTTATAGATAATTGTTTTTGTATAAAATACGTCTTTCCCTCAATAATCATAATCTTCACAATAGAAGTATAATGAATACCTTCTATTTGATATGTTGTTATGGCGATTTGCCCATCATACAATTCAGGGTAATTATAAAATATATCATTTATGATATTCAACATGATTTGTGGCATATTTTCATTGGATCCAGGAATAAAACATTGTGAAATATATTGTCCATTCCATAAGGCAGGATATAGTTTTGAATTTATACATTTTAAAGAGTTAAATTTCGTAGGATTTCCAAATTCCCAAATATCTTCATTTGAACTTAGGGTAAAGTTGCTATTCAAATTTGCGATCGTGGATTGTATCGTATTTATTAAATTCATATATTCTGGGGAAAACGCGGTTACATTATCGGTATTTGGTAAATAATTGGTTAAATTTACACCAGAACCTATCCCTATCCATTTATTAATATTCGTTACATCTTTTCTAAAAATAATCATACCTAATTTAAGTCCATTCACCCACGGTGTTATTAAAAACAAATTAAGCAATTTTGAGGTCGGATTACTATTTACTAAATTTTGTAATTTAGCTGAGGAAGTTTGTAAATATGTATGAGTTAATTCAGATAAATCAGGATATGTAGCAGTATTCTGGATATTATATATCGTCTGACCAGTTAAAAAATTAAATCTTTTAAAATCAAATAAATCACGTGCTGTTGTTAATTCAGAATTGGTGATGGCTGTTTCCCAAATCCAAAAATATTCTTCATTTTCTATGAATTTTTTTTCAACAATAGGTTTTAATTTATCATTATAATCACTAGAAATTAATATAGTACTACTCATATCAGTAATCAGTTTATTTATATAACTTGTTCTATATATCGCAGTTTTAAATGCGTCTAAACTAGCAACTACACGATCAATGGCAATATTCGAATTAGACAATTGTACGATATTATTATCCACCTCAATTTCTGGTAATTGGCTATTTATATTATTGAGTGTCTGATTAATATTTGAAATAGATGTAGCTTGATTATTTGTTACATGTGCTAATGCCTTAAGCTGGGTTCTTATCTGGTTGAGTTCATTAAGTTGAGAAGTATCTGATTGAGTAGACGTTTTTTGTCTATGAGGCATTATATAATTATATAATACAATTATTTACATAATTATTTACATAATTATTTATTTTAAAGAATTAGGTTTAAAAATACCTTATTAAGTTAAATAAAAATGGAAGGATCAACAGAAATGCGTGTTACTAAACGTAATGGAGAATTAGAAGATATCGCATTTGATAAAATTTTGTCAAGAGTTAAAAAATTAGGCCAAGAAGTTGGTATCCAAATTAATTATTCTTCTCTTACAATGAAAGTCATTGATCAATTATATGATACAATTGAAACTACTAAAATAGACGAACTTGCGGCTGAACAATGTGCATCTTTATCTACACAACATCCTGATTATGGAACACTCGCCGCGCGCATTATTATTTCAAATCATCAAAAAAATACAGATCATTCTTTCTTTAGCGTTATGCAGCGTTTATACAATTTTACAGATATTCATGGTATAAATAAGCCTCTAGTCTCTCAAAAATTATGGGATTTTACACAACACTATTCGGAAGAGCTGGATGCAATGATTGATCATAATAGAGATTATTTAATCGATTTTTTCGGTTTTAAAACTCTAGAAAGAGCCTATCTTTTTCAGATAAGAAATGAAATTGTAGAGAGAATTCAACATATGTGGTTGCGAGTTTCCGTCGGTATTCACGGCGATTTAAATAATCCAAATAGTCTGGAATTAGTCAAAGAAACATATCATTTCATGTCTCAGAAATATTTCACGCATGCTACTCCAACGTTGTTTAATGCCGGAACACCAAGACCCCAATTAAGTTCCTGTTATTTAATCGCAATGGAAGACGATAGTCTAGAAGGCATTTATAATACATTAAAAGATTGTGCTCGTATTTCAAAATGGGCTGGAGGTATAGGTCTTCATATACATAATATACGCGCAAAAGGGACGCATATTCAAGGCACAAATGGAACCTCCAATGGACTAGTACCTATGTTGCGTGTTTTTAATAATACCGCGCGCTATATTGACCAATGTGTTCATCCAGAAACAATCATTTATACCATGAATGGTCCTACGCAGATTCAAAATTGTTCGTTAGGAGAAACTGAGATATTTAATGTACATGGTGAGTCGGAAGTCATTGAAAATGTTCTAGAACACCCATATGATGATGAAATATATAATATAGAAACGGTCCATTCAATAGAGAATCTTAAAATAACACCAGAACACCCTATTTATGTATTAAGAGATAAAAATCAACCTCAAAATCAAAATCAAAATCAAACTCAGAATAAAGCAATCGAGAACTCCTCTGCTGACATTCCAGAGTTTGAATGGATAGAAGCAAAGGACTTAACTAATACAGATATGTTAGTGTATAAAATTCCTAATTATAATAATGATATTCCACATTTATCTGAAGAGGATTGTTATATGTATGGAGCATTATTAGGAAACGGTAGTATGTATAATACCGATCAAAACTGTTATCTATCGCTACCAAATAATAAAAATATAGTAGATTTTGTTATCCAATATTTTGAAAATAAATGTATCCAATACAGAATTGACACACAAGAAAATACCTCCACATTTATATGGAATAAGACTATAAATATGCCGTTTAAATATAGCGACATGTATAATACGAACAAAGAAAAACACGTACATTATAAATGGTTACATTTACCGATTGAAAAATCGAAGTATATATTAAAAGGATTATTGGATACGAACGAATGTTGTAATAACAAAGAATTTGCGATTGATAGTACATCGAGAAATTTAATTGAAGGTATACGATTTCTTTGTTTGCGAATGGGGGTATTAACGAGTGGATATATCAGAGATAACATAGATAGTCATCAAAAACAACCAAATCGTTTTTGTCTAAAAATCCCCAAAACAAAAGAAATATGCGAATTAATGAATATTACATATGATAACAAAGACTGTTT